CTTAACTATGTTTTTTAATTTTTTAAGTTCTTCATTATAATTGTAAAAAACAATTAATCTATCATTAGTTGATTCTAATAATTCTTTAAATGCTTGAAATTTTTGTTTATTATATTGACCACATAACTGTCTTGCATATAATCTTTTTGTAAGTGGTGTATCTCCAACTAATTCAATTCTTGGTGTTATATCTTCACCTTCCCAATCTGAATGGTCTTCAAATTCTTTATAATTTAAGGTATCAAATACTATTATTGAGTTTTTCATAAATTTTCTATATTCTTTTGATGTAGGAATATTTATTGGAATTTCTATTTGTTCAGGTAAATCAAAGCATTCTTCTGTTTTCATAAATACTGCACCATGTTGTCTTAATTTTTCTTTCAATCTATCAACATTTTTATATGGTTCTTTTTTGTCCACATACCAAAATGGTGTACCACCTAGATTTTGTTTTTTCCAATTCACATATTGTTTGTTGTATAATTGTTCTGATATATTCCAACCTAATAAATGAATTTGTGACCATAAATTTTCATATTTTCCTGATGATGGTGTTCCTGATAACAAAATTACATTTTTAGGTTTCATTTTTAACACATATTTTGTTCTTTCTGCTTTTGTATTTTGTACAATGGAACTTTCATCAAGCATCAATGTAAAATCTTCTAATTCTCTAAAATATGACCTTCTAAATATCAAATCATAATTTATTACACCAACTTTTTTAATATGTAATCCAATTCCTTCCTTAAAATATTTTAATTGTAATTTATCTGTTAAATCATAAATTGAATAATCTTTATAATATTTTACAAAGTGGTCAATCCAATCTTGAATTTTTGATTTTTGGCATATAATAATGTTTGTATTACTTCCAAGTTCATTCATTTTTTCAGAACCAACAAATGTTTTTCCAAGTCCCATATCAAGATAATATGCTACATTATTAAATTGTTTTGTTAATTCTAATGCTTTCTTTTGATGTTCATATAATTCCATTATTCGTTCCTTTCTTCATATTCACCAACATATTCCTTAAATTTTTTAGGACTAATATGATATGACCATTTACTTTTTTTCTTTGAAGCAAACCCAAAAGGTGCTGTTCCCATTTGTAATGCAACTCTAACAAATTCTTCTGATTTACCAAGTATCATTGCAGCTTTCCAAATTGGTATATTATTGCAAGTATTTATATTTAAATCTTGTGTGGATTCTTTCTCTAAATCTTCAACTGTGCAATTGAGAAAGTTTGCAATATCTTCTTTTACATTTTGTTGTGGAATATGTTTTCCTGTTAAATATTGACTAATTGATGATTTACCTTTATTTATTCCTTTTGCTAAATCCACTTGTGAAATTTCTAATTCATTCATTTTCTGTTTTAAATTACTTGCAAAGCTCAATTTCTTCATTCCTTTCATTATGTATCTTTTAAGATACAAACAAATTAAAAAATTTTATTATTTTTCTTTTTAATATTCTTTTATCTTCTTTACTCCAATATCTGATGCTTGATATACCAAATATTATCATATAAATTGAACATTTAATTATAGCATCCTTAAAACTAATAGTGTCATTTTCTAATGCTCCAACTGTTCCCAACATCATTATAAAACTTAAAAAACAAATCATTTTATTTTCCTTCTTTCTTTTGTATCTTTCAAGATACAGTTAACTTAAAAAAATTTCAACCACTTCTTGGTCTGTTAAATTATATCTTTCTTTTATTATTTGAATTTCACTTTGTGTGAATTCTGCCCCATTTGTACTGTTTCTTTTGGCTGATAATCTTTGTTGTGATAAATCCAATGCTTTTGATAATGTTTCGTTGGTATCACCATATAATGCCATTTTTGAATTTAATAAATTCAAATTAACTTTCATTATTTTCACCCCTTTCAATAAACTTATTATTGTTATACTGTTTCATAATTTTAATTGTAACTTTTCCATCAGGCTCTTTTGCTTTTTCTTTTAAAATAAATTCTTGATTATTTCTTTGTAATTTTGAAATATAATCTTCAAATTCTTTTTCATCATCAAACTGTATCATCTGATAAATAGCTGCTGAAATTACTTTTTTCAATTTTTTCACCTTCCTTCGATTTGTTTTGTATCTCGTAAGATACACATATAATATATCAAACTTTTTCTGTTGTCAATACTTTTTGAAAAAAAATTTTACATTTTTTCAAAAAAACTTTCAAATGCTGAATAAATATGCTAAAATAATGATATAAATAAATATGAAAGGAGAAAAATATGACAACTGCTGAAATAATTTACAAATACCGTAAAGAACATAATAACATGTCACAAGAAGAATTTGGTCAAAAAGTAGGTGTTAATCGTGCTGCTGTTTCCAAATGGGAAAAAGGTCATGTTAAAGAAATGAAAGGTAAAACAATTTTAAATGTTTGCAGATTAATTGGTTGTACACCCTATGAACTCATGGGATGGGATGAAGAATTTAATTCATTTAATAAATTAAGTAATGAAGTAAAATTGATTGAAACTATTCAATTACAATATGGGAAAGATTCAGTTGAATTATTAAATTATTTTACAAAACTTAATTCAATTGGAAAAGAAAAAGCCATTGAAAATATAATTGATTTAACTTCTATTCCCAAATATATAATACAAGAAAAAAGGGATGCCAAGGTACTATAATTTATTATGATTTTAGAAAAAAGAAGAAATAAAAGTTCCAAGTTGGTTCATGGTTAAGGTTCAAAGTGAAACTCGCTTGGCTGTAAGTGGTTCAAAGTGGTTCAAGGCAAATTAAACTTAATAACTAAAATTAAAAAATTAAATCATTGTAATTTTACGATATTTTTATAAAAAATAAATAATATAGTAAAAGCCTTGAACCCTTGAACCCTAAATTTTAAAAATGTTGATTTTTCAATACTTTAATGTGGTTCAATGTTAGAAGAAAGGTTCAAGGTGAAAATTATGAAATATCCAATTAAGTATTCCACAAACCCACCTTCAAAAATATTTGAAGTAAATGATTTGGAAGAACAATTTTTTAATACTTTATATTTAAAATTATCTAATGATATAAACGAAAAAATATATTTATTACGATTATCAGATGGAACATTAAATGTTGAATATAAAAATGGTTTATATATTGGAAAAATAAAATTACAAGGAAGAAAACATTCAATGCAAATCTTAAAATCATTATACAAAAGTTATACAGTATATGATGATTTTAATGAACATATTAGTGAATGGATTAATTATTTTGATAAATATTTAAGAAAGGAAATGTAAAATGAAAAATCCAAATGGATATGGAACTGTTGTTAAATTATCAGGTAACAGAAGAAAGCCATATGCTGTAAGAAAAACGATTGGCTTTAATAAAAAAGGTCATCCTATTTATCAGTCAATTGGTTATACAGAAACAAGAGAAAAAGGGATGGAAATGTTGGCATTATATAATCACGAACCTTGGAATGTTGACAGAGATAAAATAACATTAAAAATGTTATATGAAAAATGGAAAGAAGTTAAATCA